ATGGATTTTGTTAAACGGGGTAGTGAAGTGATTCCTACCGCGAGTAATATTTTCCAGCGCCCAAGAGAGTACACCTGGCAGCCGGGGTGGTAGGTACCAACCTATTATTTGCCAGGGGATTGGGATCGATCTTTTAGGTCCCTTTTCAGGTCAAGGCCGGCCGCGTGATGTACGCGAGCTCCCCGCCGGTTATTTTACATCAACCTCTTTATCTATGAATTCCACTAAAGTACATAGTACACCGAAACAATTCATCCCGCCGCGCTGAAAAGCCGTGGCCAGGTGGTTTCTCAAATACTACGTACCTGTCGAGTATCATCATCTTTCAAACTTGGCTCTTGATGAGCTGACGTCTTGCTTAAACAATCTGTGTAATAACAGAGGTCCAAGAGAAACAATCAAATGGATCAAAAGGGCAAGACTGCATTTCACTCGTCATCTCAGTGGTAACGCTCTTTTAGAGCCCGCAGGTGTAGATATTAACTGTAACGGCTTACCTAAAGCACTTCCGTGCTTGACTAAGCTTTACATGTTACAGACTACCTGGAGTATAAAATTGACACTGACCTTTCTTACGATCAGTCGTGCTGTTACCTTACCACCTGATATTAATACCTTACCGATTACAGAGACCTGAAAAGGCACTATCCCACATGGGTGGGACGCCGACTTAACAGCTGTCTGTAGGACGTTGGGGATTGGTAAAAGGAGGTGCGGTTTCAGACGTTACCACATCTCGTCTAGATCCGGTCCGAATGGCCACGCTATATTGTCTTGTATGCGCGATTTATGAGCCCTTAAAGAAACGGGGACATGCTTCGACGATGTTGCCTCTTTTGGCAACACGGAAATACAAGATGCAATGTACGCACTAACACACACGGAACATGGAATCCCTCCCTGCTTACCCTTGGAGATTTCCTTAATCAATCTTTGTAAGTCTTTGAAAATCGATAATGAATCCGATAATCATAAACCTAACAAAGCTGCTCGCTCTTCTGGTAAAACCAAAGACAAGAAGGAACAATCCTTGAAGTCTTCCAGAAGACAAAAGCAAGCAGACAGTAAAGTACCTTTAAACAGCGAAAGCTGGATGAAGATGCCACTGTATTGCAGGAGGATATCCGCGTTAAGCGACTTGGAGGGGAAAACTCGTATAATCGGAGTCCTGGATTATTGGACACAAACTGTGCTTAGACCAATCCATAATATGCTTAATAACATATTAAGGAGGCTACCACAAGATTGTACCTTTGATCAGAAATCCTTCATACACAAACTCTCTAAACCTGAGGCTGAAAAGTTCTACTACAGTTTTGACTTGACGAATGCTACCGACAGAATGCCGATAAAATTACAGCAAACTATCATAGCGAAAATCATAGGAGAAGCTAAGGCAGAAATTTGGGCGAAGATCCTAGTCAGTTTACCATTTGCACACAAGGAGTCGGGGTCACTGTATTTCTACGCGACGGGACAGCCGATGGGTGCTTATAGTAGCTGACCAATCATGGCTTTAACACATCATGTCATCATACACATAGCTGGCATCAAGGCAGGGTTGAATTGCCTTGATGGGCTATATGTGGTTTTGGGCGATGATGTGGTTATTGTCCATGAGGGACTTGCTCGTGAGTACAAGGTGATTCTTGCAACCCTTGACATGCCCATCTCGGACGCGAAAACACACGTATCCCCCGATACGTATGAATTTGCGAAGAGGTGGTCATGAAGAGGTACAGAGGTCACACCGTTCCCGATCCCAGCAGTTCTAACCACCTGGAAGAGGTATTACCTCTTACAGAATGCTTTAGAAACGGCGCAGGACCGTGGATACTCACCGGTCGACCCCTCTGAAAAGGGGGGAAAAGAAAGTCTGACAGCCCTGTATACAATCTACGGTAAGAAGGCGCAAGCCTCACGTACATATAAACTGTATAAAGTGTTTGATTATTTCGTGAATAAGCGACGCAGTGATAGTGAACGATCAGGGCTGATAGGAAAATCAATCAGCGCGGACTTCAAAATCCCTGCGACTTTACATCAACAACTACTCGACCCAAACTGAGTCTCATATTCGCTGAAGTCACTTACTCAACAAACACTGCTGTCAGAATTGTTGGATACCTCTTACCAATGTACTGAAATTGTGAAGGCCTTGGACTTTTGTACAGGTTGGGGTCTTGAGAACTCCCCGATCTCCAAATACAAAGTGCACCATCCCCTTGTGAAGTTATCTGAAACATTGTTCTCTCGTAGGGCGCCCAGTGTTGACGCGATTAATGACTACGACCCGGTCACTGGGGATGTTAAGTCCCTTTTGGATCTCTACAAGGAGATTCCAGTGATGTCGCTCAAAATCATTACAACGCGTGCAATGCACCAAGCGTTATCCTCCCAGAGCAAGCTAGTTAAACTATACTTGGACTGATTAAATAACAGACCTAGAAAAGAAACAAGATATCTTCCACTCCCTTCGGAGATGGAGCTGCCAGGCGAAGTTTTAACCTCACCACTCGACAGTTCATAGTAAAAGGGAATCCCTCTATCTAACTTCTCTCTCATTACTGGGGAGAAGAGGCGTCTTCCAAAAGAGGACGACCGGCTTGGATAGAGTGTATTCTCTGGGGCATACAAAGC